AGGCCCTCCCGCGCCCGCCCCAGGCCCTCAGAGCGCCGCGCAGCCCGCAGGCGGCCTCCAGGTGCCCCCGTGGCTCTGCGGGCCGCCTACGGCCCCCGCAGACACCTCAGAGCGCCCGCGCCTGGTGCTCGAGGTCGTGAACCTCGACACGCTCAAGTCGCGTCAGCCGGTCGGTTCGCGCACGATGGCGGATCTGGTCCTTGAGGGCGTGCGCCGCTTCGCTCCGGATCTGGTCGTCATCGACGAGTCTCACCTGATCAAGAGCCCCAGCTCGAACGTCTCGGCGTTGGCTCGCCGCATCGGGGCGCTGGCCCGCCGCCGCCTGATCCTGACGGGAACGGTGGCCTCGCACAGCCCGCTGGACGTCTACGGGCAGTGGCGGTTTCTGGCTCCGGAGGCGTTCAGCGTGCCGGACCCGCGCCACCCCGGCCAGCGCAAGGCGATGACCAAGGCCGACTTCGAGGACCGGTTCGCGGTCTTCGGCGGGCACTTCGGGCGCCAGGTGACCGGGTACAAGAACCTCGATCTGATGAACCGCACCATGGCCGATAACGCGATCGTCGTGCGCAAGTCGGAGGCGCTGGATCTGCCCTCCGCTACCGAGGTGGTCGTTCCGGTGATGCTCTCGCCCGCTGAGCGGTCCCTCTATGCGGATCTGCGCAAGCGGATCGGTGACCAGATCGCCGCCACGGACGCCGTGGGCGGCCCGGTCGGGCCGACGACCACGACCCCTTCCGGAGATCCGGTCACGGTGACGAACACGCTCACCCAGGCGCTCCGGCTACGCCAAGTTACTGCCGGGTACGTTCCGGATGACGAGGGCGAGCTGCGCCAGATCGGAACGAGCAAGGTCGACACGATCGCTTCGCTGGTCAACGACACGCTGGTCGGAGAGGACCGCGTGGTGGTCTTCGCGGTGTTCCGCCACGAGATCGACCAGCTCGCGGCCGCGCTGGCCCGGCGGGGGACGACGGTCGAGGTGGGCAACGGAGACACCCCCAACGCCGAGCCTGTCCGTGAACGAGTTGGTCGCGGCCAGCCACGCGGTGTTCGCCAGCCTGTCGACCCAGCGCGACCAGTTCGAGCAGGCCAAGGACCGGCTCAACCGCATCGGGCAGACCGCACCGGTCACGTTCTGGCTCCCGCTGGCGCCGCACACCGTGGACGAGGTCATTTACGAGGCCCACAAGCAGCGCCGCAGCCTGGAGGCGGCGATCCTGGCGCACGTCGTACCAGGTCAGGACGTCAGTGGCACCCACCCGTGACCTGTGCTACAATCAAAGCACACATCAGGAAGGCACACCGTGAGCGTTTACACCAGCTACAGCCGCATCGGCGAGCACCGCGCCTGCCCGCAGGCGTGGGCCTTCCGCGCTCTGGACCACCTGGAGCGCGACGACACTTCGGTCCCCGTCGAGCTGGACTACGGCACCTGGTGGCACGCGGTGCGCGCCGCCGACGCGATCGAGCGAGGCCGTAGTCGCGGCAGCCTGATCAGCATGCCGGCGTATCTGAGCACTCCGGCCGGTGACCTGCCGGTAGCGGATCTCAAGTGCGCCGACGACGTCATCGACGCGGCCCTGGACTGGTGGAAGCGCACCAGTGCCGAGGTGCGCGCGGCCTGGCAGGAGCGGCTTGGGATCACCCACCTGCCCGGGCACCTGTCCGACCGGTTCGCCGATTGGTACTCCCGCTGGGATGACGAGATCTCCCAGGAGTACCCGATGGCAGTAGAGCTGCGCGGTGAGCGCGAGATTCCCGGCACGGACCTCGTGCTGACCTACGTCATCGACGAGGTGTACCTCGACAGCCGGCTCGGTATGACCGTGATCCGCGACAACAAGACAAGCAAGTCGCTGGACAGGGGCAGCACCGCGCTCGGGGACATGATGGATGGTCAGCTGCACCTCTACGCCTGGGCCAGCGCTCCGCAGCTCGCCGAGCTTGGAATCACTGCGGCGCGGGCCGTGGCGTATGACCGGGCGCGCAGCTCGGCTGGGAAGGCGCCGGTGCTCACGAACGCCGGCAAGCTGTCCGCCTCGGTCAAGGACTACTCGCTGTGGGACTACCTGCGCTGGCTGGAGGCTGGCCCGCACGCCTTCCCCGGCACCAAGAAGGATGGCTCGAACGGCGGGGTCTACCCCACCGAGCCGGATCTGGCCGTGGTCGAGCGCCTCTCGGACTCCTCCGAGCTGTTGGCCTGGTTTCAGCGCAGCTTGGACCCGCTGAACGTCAACGTCATCGCTGCACACGTGCAGGAGGCCGTGCACACGGCCGTCGACATTGACCGCACGCGCACCGCGCACGCCCAGGGCCGCGGCCCGGGGCGCAACTTGGGGCGCTCGTGCACCTGGTGCCCCTACGCCAAGCTGTGCCGCGCCCAGATGATCGGTGGGCGCGGCGGGGAGTACGACCTCGCGGCGATGGGTCTGCGAGTCAAGCAAGAGAGTAAGGGCGTTTAAAGCACCCGTAGCGCGGTAGCAGAGCGACTTTCAGCCCGCCCCGGTACCACCCACCCAAACGGCCCTTACAGCCGCGAGAGAACGACGGACAGGAGAAGATGAGCATGAAGCAAAAAATGACCGCCAACGTCTGCGATCTGTGCGGAGCGCTGCACAGCGAGAACGACGAGGACGCCCACGGGCTGCACTTCACCGGAGGGGGCATCGTCGCCGCCACCGGATCGGCAGCCAAGCTGCCCAAGCACGTCTACGTGTGCACCACCTGCGCGCGGAAGCCGATCACGGACCTGGGCCGCCTCGCCGAGGGCGGGGTGGCAGCGTGAGCAGCGCTCTGAGCGCTATTCCCGGACTCCAGGTCTTCGAGGGCGGGCAGGTCCCAGCGGACTACGGGCGCTGGCTCATCGCCGGTACGCAGGGCGCCGGCAAGTCGACGTTGGCGAGCACGGTGGCCACGCTGGGCAAGACGCTGTACATCGACATGCCTGGTGAGAAGGGCACCCGGGCTTTCCTCGGGTCGCCGTACGTCGCGAACATCGACGTGGTGCGCCCGGCGAGTGTCAAGGTCATGGATGACCTGTTCTGGCACCTGGACGGCGGCAAGCACGACTACGCCGCGGTCGTCATCGACTCGATCAGCTCGCTTCAGCGGATGGCGCTGCGCTACCTGACTGGATCGAGCGAGACCACGGTCAAGGAGATCGAGAAGGGCGGGCGCGGCGCTGACCAGCAAACCTGGGGCCGCGCGCTGGACATCATGTCGGACGTGGCCACGTTCTGGTTTGGTCTGGCCGATGCCAGCCGGGCCCGGCCGATGCACGTGGTCATGGTCGCCCAGCCCAAGATCATGGAAGACCAGCTCTCCGGGTCGATCACCTGGACGCTGGACGTCCAGAAGGGCGCCATCTCGGCGTTTCTGGCCTGCCCGGACTACGTGCTCTGGTGCGATACCGAACCCAACCCGGACGCCCCGGGGGACGAGAACGCCTCCCCGGTCCGCCACGTGGTGCGGTTCGGGGCCAACCCCTCGAACCGGGCCAAGGCCCGCGTTCCGATGGACCTGTGGGGCAAGATCCCTCCAGTCCTGGGGCGCAACTCGCAGACGAACTTGGGAGTACTGTCCAAGATCCTCCGCGTCGGTGGCGCCGCCGCCTGATCGCAATCACGTACAACACAAGCTCAACACACAACGCAAGGGAGAAGAACACATGTTCGATGGAATCACGCTCGATCTGACCGACTACCGCGACAAGAGCGGCAGCCGCGTCCCGGAGGGCACCTACACGGCCGTTGTCGGGGACATCGAGGTCGGCAAGTCTCAGAAGGGTGACCAGATGATCACCTTGTTCTTGGACATCGCCGGCGACGCTGCGGGCACCCGCACTGAATTCGACGGGCTCACGATCGTCGACCGGCTCACGATCACCAAGGCCGCGCTGTTCCGCGTCGTCGGATTCCTCCAGGCGCTGGGTGAGCAGACGCCGCGCCAGGCGATCCGGATCAACCCGAGCACGTGGAAGGGCCGCCGCGTCCTGGTCGACCTGATTGACGGTGACCCCTACCGCGGGCGGGTCAAGTCCGAGGTCGCCGCGTATGCCCGCGCGGCTAAGTCGTCCGCGTCCTCCGCCCCCTCTGAGTTCGAGGCCCTAGCGGCGGCCGCGCAGGCCGCTCCGGCGCCCGCGCCTGCCCCGGCCCCGGCTCAACCCGCTGTGGCGGTGCCCGAACCGACCGACGCTGGTGCGCTCGACGCTGCTGCTGCGCTGCGTGACCGCGTGGCTCAGGCTGCTCCGGCGGCCGAGGTCCCGGTTACCGTCCCCACTGCGGCTCCGGCACCGGCGCCGGTCGTCCGCCCGATCGAACTGGACGACATGGACCTGTCCCAGCTCTGATCCACCCCCGCCGCGGGCCGTCGTTCACTGGAGCGGCGGCCCGCAGCCGTACCACGAGAGGAGACTGCCGTGGCAGCCACGAAAGAGAAGCACCTCGTCACCGCGATACGCCGCGCGGTGCTGGAGAAGTATCCGGACGTTTGGACGTTCAAGGTGGTCGGACACCCATACCAAGAGCGCGGCGTGCCCGATCTGCTCGTCGTGCGCGATGGGATTCTGCTCGCCCTGGAGGTCAAGCTCCCCGCACCTGGTGAGAGTCACGAGCACGCCCGCGGTCGGGCCAGCGCCGACCAGCTGCGCCACATCGCCGCGATCCGCGCCGCCGGAGGCGTGGCCGAGGTCGTTCTGGACGTCGACGAGGCGCTGAGCGTTTTGGAGACCGGTGTGCTACAGTCTGAGCACGACATGGTTTGAGGGAACCTGCGCGTACCGGAGTGCGAGAGCTTCGGGGATGACAGCACAACGAAACGGCCCCCTACCCCACGGGGGCCGTTTCCATGTCCATACGCCTCAAGCCGAGTACTTCGCCGCTCCCGCCTTGATCTTGGTTACGTAGTTCTGGGTCTCGGCATACGGCGGGATCGCCTTGTACATGAGCACGGCGCCGGGGCCCGAGTTGTACCCGGCCAGCATGAGGCTCACCGGATCGCCCGGGACGTTGGACACCAGGTCTGCGACTGCGCAGTCATAGCGGGCTAGCGCCATGATCGCGTCGCCTCCGTCGCTGGGAGAGACCCTGCCGTTGCCGTCGTCGTCGCGGCCGTAGGCGGCCCATGTGGCCGGCATGAACTGCGCCAGGCCCATCGCCCCGGCCGGGCTCGCCGCGTTCGGATTCCATCCCGATTCGGCCTCTATCTGGGAGGCGATCAGCGCCGCGGGCACCGTCTTGCACGTCCCGGACGCCTTGACCACCCACGGCTCGTACTGCGGGGGCACGCTGCCTTCCTTGAGCTTGGCTCCGGCCAACGCGCCAGGGTCCATCTTCACGTCGCTACGCGGCGGGCTCGTGGCCGGAGCTGGGCCGGTACCGCTGGCCCCCTCGGGCGGGATCGTCACGCCCTGCTTGGCCATGAACGGGCGTGGGTCGGTCGGCGCGCCGTTCACCTCGATCTGGAAGTGCAGGTGTGGCCCGGTCGAGTCTCCCGTCGTCCCCTGGAGCCCGATCTGTTTCCCTGGCCAGACCGCCTCGCCAGCCTTCACGTCGATCCGCGACAGGTGCATCGACTTGGTGGTCACGCCGTTGCCGTGGTCGATCTGGACCATGTTGCCGGCGTTCCCCGCGGGTCCGGCGAACGTGACCGTTCCGCCCATCGCGGCCATGATCGGCGCTGCCGTGGCGCTGGACAGGTCGAGACCGGCGTGCATGGCGCCCCAGCGCATGCCGAAGTTGCTGGTGACGACGTACGGTCCGCTGATTGGCAGGACCGGCTGCCCGGTCGAGACGATCGAGACCCCGTCGCTGCCGCCCCCGCCCGCGCCGCTCGCGCTCATGGCGCTGACATCTCCGTCGTTGGGCATGAACAGGCTCACTGCGAGCAATCCGGCGGCGCCGAGTACGAGCGCCTTCACCCCGTTTCCCATGTGACCTCTCTCCGTTTCACGGTGCTACAAGTTAAGCACACCGCGCCCGCGCAGGCCGCGACCAGCCACGATGTGGCTGCGTGTCCGAGATACGAGAAACCCGGAGTACTCTCCCCAACCTGTGCTACGATCAGAGCACAGTTCAAGGAATGAACAGGAGTCATCGTGGACATCGCCGCCGTAGCACCGGACTACTTCAGCCGTGCCGTGCTGGCCAAGGCCGTACGCGGAGTCGACCAGGTCGACCTGCGCGCTCCGGCCGACTACCCAGAGAGCCTGGACTGGACCGTCACCGGATCGAACGGTACGAGCCGCTATCGGGTGAACGTGCTCGGTCCTTCCGGGTACCTCACCTGCACCTGCCCGCACGGGCGCCACGCCGGCGGGCACGCCCGCTGCTATCACGTGGCTTCGGTGCTCGCGCTGCTCGGATTGATCGAGGGCCTGGACGGCGGCGACGAGCGATGAGCTACCTTCGCCACGGCCTGCCGCTGTTCACCGCCACGCGCCATGACACCGTGGCCGCCGTGCTCGATCCCGAGGGCTTCGTCCTGGTCCAGCTCGGCTCGCCGCTGGACCGCCACGAGATCATGCTCACCGCCAACGCCGCCGCGTACCTGCGCGACGCCCTCACCCGCGCCCTGGCCGGGCACCAACCCACACCCGATGAGGAGTTCTGATGATCGCCACCGCCGCCGAGATCGACGCCCTGCGCTCCGCGCGCCCGCTGCGCCCCGCCCCGGTGCTCGACATGTTCGACACCTTGACCTGCCCCGCCCCGGCCTGCCGGGTCGAGTCCTTCGCCCGCGCGGACGCCGGCCGCTGCCCGGCCTGCGGCGCGGCTGGCCGCGAATCGTGGGACAAGCCGTACCTCGGCTGACGTTGCCCGCCACGACCTGCGCGTGTTACAATTCGTAAGACAACACACCAGGAGGAACCGATGACCGCCGCCGCCACCACCGCAGCGACCACGACGTACCGGCTGCTGACCGAGAAGTCCCCGGGACGGATCGTCAAGAGCGCGGACGTCAACCGCGGAGCGCGTGCTGCGGTCAGCGCGGCCAGCGCCGAAATAGCCCGGGTCAAGGGCGACTTCGAGTACGCATACGCCCAGGCCAGCAAGGATTACTTCAACCGGTTCGAGATCCAGGAGCGCGTCTGGACGCCCGAGCTGGCCGACGAGCTGGGTCAGGTCTTCGAGGGCGTGCACTACCGTCCCCGGGCGACCAAGCCATATCCGTTCCGCGCGCCGCGCGCCAGCGGGAAACCGAGCACCGAGCTGCGCGCGCTGCGCCGTTATCTGTCCCGGCTGTGGTCCAATCCGGACCACGACCGGCTAGCCGCCGCGCTCGTGGCCGACATCGACGCCGCGATCTCCACGTGGGAGCAGCCCACGCTGATCTGACCGCACCGCTGCATCACACCGCACCGCCACACACCCCAGGAGAGAGCAATGACCCTGACCACCGACTTCCATACCGTCCCTGCGCAGAGCAGCGTTCGCCCGTCCCGGCGGCGCGTGCTGCGCCCGCGGTTCGTGGGCGACCTGCTCGTCTGCGCCGATGGAATCCGCATGATCGGCCTTCCCGGCGGAGTCTGGACCTGGGAGCACTACCGCTGGAGTTCGCTATCTCCGGCTGAGGTGGCCCGGCTCTACGGGCCCGTGCACTACCTGCACGAGGACACCGCCGGCGCGCTGGCCGCGCTGACCAAGCGCCTGAACGCCGCGCTGGCGGCCGCGGCGGTGGCGGCATGAGGGACGTCTTGTTTCTCGCCCTGATCGCGCTGGGCACGATTCCGGTGGCGACCGCGATCCTGATCAACCTGGATAGCGCCCGGATGCGCCCCAACCGGCATCCCGTGCCGACGCGCCCGTGGAATCTGCGCGACGACTGGAGTACCTCATGAGCACCACCGAGTGGGTTCTGTGCGCGCTGCTGGCGCTGTTCAGCGTGTGCGCGCTGATCTGTGCCGTTCTTGTCTGGCGCGCTGACGTTCTCGCTGCGCGCGCCGTGGAGTCCACGCCGTTCTGGGCCTGGGTGGACGAGCGCGCCGAGCACAGCGAGCACGACGACGACGACGCGGTATGAGCGAGCCCGCGCTGATCGTGCTCGGCGCGATCATGTCCCTCGGCTCTCTCGTCGCGCTCGTGATCGAGCTGCGCTGGGGGACTTGACTTACAGCGGTAGCGCTGTAGACTAGAGCCATGATCAAGACACCGGACAACTGCCGTCACCGCTGGGCCCAGTACGCCGACCGCGATATCACGATCCGCGGAGCGGAGTTTCACCTGCGCCGCCTGGGCATGACCAAGATCCACCGGATCAGCTTTGGGGCCGTGATCGGCTATGCCGAGGACGGAACGCGCTGGACGCTAGTCCTGGAGGACGAAAACGCCGCCCACTGGCCCTCGCACAGCGGCAACTTCGCTGGCGATGTCCTGCGCAACGGGGAGCTCTACGCCCACGTGGCCGACCTAACCGAGTTGGAAGAGCTGGAGTGATCGGGCACTTCCTCGGCGCGGCCGACGTGGCCGCCCGCCTGGGCATTTCGCAGTCGACGTGGCGCGCCTACGTGGCGCGCGGCCAGGCTCCGCCGCCGGACCTGGCCGCCTACGGCCGCAATTGGTGGGACCCGCAGACCATCTACGCTTGGGAGCGCGAGCACCTGGGAGTGAGGAAGAACAAGCCATGAGTGAGAAGAGAACATCTACCGGCCGCCGTCGGTTCAGCGACGCGCAGCTGGTCGCGTTGTCCGCCATGGAGAGCGCGCGCAGCAACGACGACCAGTCCTGGATCTCGCCCAAGTGGGCCGGGTCCGTCCTGCGGGGCCTGAAGTCGCTCCTTCACGACGTTGACGCGGATGACGCTCCGTCGGACAAGTACCCCGAGATCGAGGGACACTGGTACATGACGGTCCAGACCACGACGGACCTCAAGCGGTCATGAAGGACTACCTGCAAACTGTCGTGCTCGTCCGCCTTTCGGTGCTGTTCGAGCGCGCCGTCGATACGCTCGTCGCGGCCTTCCTGCTGTGGACTCTGCTCCCATTAGCCACGAGCTGGGCGCTGGCCCCTTCGCTGCTGGCGTGCGTGGCCGGCGTCGCCGCGGTCAACGTCGTGGTCTACCCGCTGGCCGACGCCGCGAGCGGGAAGAGCTGGGAATGAGCGCTCCACTGATCACGTGGCGCTTCGAGGCTCTGCCCGGCGGCGCCTACGCTCTGCTAGGCCGCCCGCGCCCGGGCCTGGGCCGCGGGCACCTGGTGGCGATCTACCGCCCCACCCACGATGGCCGCTGGCGCCTCATGGACGCCGTCGCGCCGAGTTCGTGGCACCCTACGCTGGCTGACGCTCAGCGCCGCGCGCGCTATCTCGTGCGCGAGTTTGGCTGCGCCTGAACCTAGTTCACCATGTACGATGCGCGTATGACAGAAACACTGACAGCTCCGCGCACGGCGCACACCTACCCCGTCGATACGGTCGAGGATGCGATCAGGCGCGCCGTGGCCAAGCACAACCCGGAGTACTTCCGCAAGGGCAACCGGATCGTCGACGACCTGTACCAGGTGGCCCGGATCGCCGTCTGGCGCGAGGCGCAGCGCCGCGGCGTGGCGTTCGAGGACCTCTACCCGGGTCTGGCTCACGTCGTGGCGCGCCGGGCGTGCATCGACCTGACGCGCGCCGACCAGGGCCGCTGGTGGGCCAACAACAAGCATCACGGGGTGCGCGAGCTGCCCTGGTCGCTTGAGCACTCGGCCCAAGTGGCCGGCATCTCTCCGGTGGACGACCACAGCCTGCGGGAGCGCTCGACCGTGTGCGCGCGCGGCGTCAACGCGGTGCGTCAGATCGACCACGAGGGCGTGCGGGCCGCGTTCGAGGCCGCGGTGGCGGCTCTGCCTGATCCGCGCCACCGCCACATCGCCCGCCGCCGCGTTCTGGACGAAGCGGACTATTCCGACATAGCGGACGAGGTGGGGTTCACCCCTAACACGACCCAGGTGTACTGGTCGGGGATAAAGTCCAGGCTGGCCGCCGCGCTGGCCGATTATGACCCGGAGGCCCGGACCCAGGCCGCGGCCTGACACCCTACGTGTCCAGGCGACCCTATGTACTCTCTGACCAGGTAGATAGTGCGAAGGAAGGGGCTCGGCATGCGGCGCGAGGACATGGAGCAGTTCACGAGCAACGGGGCGGTGCGCTGCAAGGCGCACGGTCGCAACGGCACCCAGTGCGGGATGCCGGCCATCCGAGGCGCGGTGGTCTGCCGGCTGCACGGGGGCAGCGCTCCGGCGGTGAAGCGCGCGGCCGCGCTGCGCCTGGCCGAGCTAGTCGACCCGGCGATCGCCACGCTGGCCCGGGAGATGAACGCCGCCGACAACTCCGCCGACCGGCTGCGCGCGGCGAACAGCATCCTGGACCGAGCTGGGGTGGTGCGCCGCACAGACGGGCTTTCGGCCGAGGAGGCCCACGCCGTCCTGGTGGCGCGTCTGCTGATCCTGCGCGACGGTGCTCCGCCGCCGGATGAGCTGGACGCCGAGCTGGAGGACCAGTGATCGACGCCCAGCTAGCCGCGCTGCTGGCCGGGCTGGACGACGCGACGCTGGCCGATCTGGTAGACGGTCTGCCCGAGCACATCGTGGCTGCGCTGGCCGCCGCGTCTCCGCGCGGTCCGGGTAGCGTGCCCAGCACTCCGCTGGCCCAGGCGCTCGCGCTAGACGAGGGGTTCCGGGTCGTGCCGCACCTGTCCTACCTCTCGAACCGCCTGGCCGCGGCCGCAGCCGACGTCGAGGGCGGCCGCAGCCGGTTCTTGATCGTCTCCATGCCGCCGCGGATGGGAAAGAGTTACCTCTCCAGCATCTACCTGCCGCTGTGGCTGCTGCACCGCCACCCCGACTGGCGCATCGGCCTGATTTCGCACTCTCCTAGCCTGGCCACGAGCTGGGGCCGCCAGGTGCGCCGCTGGGTCGAGGAGCGCGGCACCGAGCTGGGTGGGCTGGCCATCGCGCGCGACGCAGGCGCGGTCAGCGAATGGCAGACCACGTCGCGGGGAGGCGTGGTGTCGCGTTCGCTTCCGGGACAGTCGATCACCGGCCTCGGGTTCAAGGTCCTGCTCGTCGACGACCCCCACAAGGACTTCGCTACCAGCCACAGCCAACTGTTCCGCGACTCGATCTGGGACTGGTGGATCGCCAACGCCTACACCCGCCTGGAGCACCCCGCCCTCGTCGTGGTCACTGCGACGCGCTGGCACGCCGACGACCTGATCGGGCGCCTGCTCTCTCCGGAGTATGACGGCGACCCGGGCGCCTGGGAGCAGATCGTCTTTCCCGCGCTGGCCACGTCCGACGACGCGCTGGGCCGCGCGCCGGGCGAGCCGCTGCTCTCTCCGCTGATGGACGAGAGCCCGGAGCAGGCCGGCGCCCGCTGGGGCAGCATCCGCGCGGCGGTGGGCGAGTACGTCTGGTCGGCGCTGTACCAACAGTCTCCCGCGCCGCCGGGCGGGGCGATCTTCGACGTGGGCGCGTTCCGGTTCTGGACCTTCGACCCGGCGCTGGCCGACGAGCACGGCGCGGTACTGCTGACTCCGGACCAGCTCGCGCGCGGGGAGTGGGTCGATTCCTGGGATACGAGTTTCAAGGGCGGCGCCGACAGCGACTACGTCGTGGCCCAGCGCTGGGTGCGCCTCGGCCCGGTGAAGGTGCTGATCGACCAGGCGCGCGGGCGCTGGTCCTACACCGAGGCCATCGCGGTCATGCGCCGCTGGGGTCGCCCCGAGGGGCTGGGCGGGCGGTTCGTGTCGACGCGCCTGGTCGAGGACAGCGCCAACGGGCCGGCCATCATCGACTCTCTGAAGGACGAGATCCCGGGTCTGCGCCCCTGGCGCGCCCGCGGGTCCAAAGAGAGCCGCTACCGGGCAGTAACCCCAGACGTCGAGCGCGGCGAGGTGCTGCTGCCGCACCCGGCCCAGCCGGGCTGCGCGTGGGTACACGGTCTGCTCGACGAGCTGCGCGAGGCGCCCAACGGGGCCAACGACGATCAGGCCGACGCGCTGGCCCAGGCTCTCCTGTACTACGGAGCTTCGCCGCCCGGTGCGCTGACCGTACCGACGACTCACGTGAACCGCCCCGACGCAGCCTCGCAGGTGTGGTCGGCAGCCGCGCCGCGCCGCCCGGTGACCACAGGAGCCCCCTCGTGGTCGGGCCGGATCGTCGCTCCGCCGCCCGTCGTGCCCAGCTACGGACCGCCGCGCCGCGCCGGAGAACCGGGCAACCGATCGCCCTGGGCCCGATAACCTCCCTGCTCACAGCGCTTGAATCCTCCAGGCGAGTTGTGCTACGATCAGAGCACACATTTAGGAGGGCAACATGATCACCACCGCCACGTTCGTCCAGGAGTATTTCGGCCCGGACGATTCCTACCGGCTCACTCGCGACAAGGACGGGTTCACCGTCGAGGGGATCGTGTGGAGGGTACACCCCGACTGCTCGCGATACCCGTCACCCACGCGCATCGCGTGGTTTGTCGACGCCGATCACGCCGAGTACTGGCTGAACGGATCACCAATCGAGGACGTCGACTACTCAGATGCTCTGGAGATTCTCGCTCTCGTCAGGCGAACGTGGCTCGGAGAGGGCCCCGAATTCGGGTACGAGGACGAGGCGTGGGAGGAGCTGTGAGGGTCTACATTGCCGGCCCCATGTCTGGCCACGACGACCTCAACGAGCCGGCCTTTCGCGCGGCGGCCGAGACGCTCTGGTCCGAGGGCGTCGCGGCGTGGCGCCCCGGCCGCGGCGACGACTGCCCCTGCGCCGCGTACGAGGTGACCCGATGAGCGGCGAGCGCGAGTACGTCAACCTCCTCGACGTCATCGTCGAGACGACCGGCTCCACACTCCCCGAGGGGTTCGATTCGTGGGGCCTCAAGTCGGTCCACCCGGACCTCACCACAACGCATGGCTTCCGGTGGGCTTCGCCTGGCGGAACGAACATCTCGAACGATGAGCTCAACCGAGGCAATGAAAGTGCCTGTCCCGACCAGCCCGGGGATGGGCTGTGCGTGGCCACGACGTGGCGCGGCATGGCATCCGGGGGGATCCCTGCCCGGACACTCCTCCTCGTCGCCTACCGTTCGGCTGATGTTGTCGGCCGAGACGAGCCCGCCGGGAAGCTGCGCATCGGCGCCGAGGTCGCAACTGTTGCGCTGATCGACGGGGAGCGATTCCTCCGCGAGCACGGCAAGGGGCCGGACCTCTCGGACGCGGACCTCCGGTACGCGGACCTCCAGGGCGCGAACCTCCAGTACGCGAACCTCCAGGGTGCGTACCTCCAGTACGCGGACCTCCAGGGTGCGGACCTCCAGTACGCGCACCTCGGAGGTACGCAC